GCTGCCGCCTTGGCGGCACGCTCACATGTATCCAGGTCCTCGCGCAAGCGTGCCGCTTTTTTCTCCATTTTCTCGACGTCCTGAGCGGCTTTGGCACCCTTGGCCGCAATATCCGACAACCGTTCAGATTTGGAAACATTAAAATTCTCCTGCGCCTCCTGCACCAGTTCCGCAGGCAATGCCTGTCCGCAGGTCGGGCATGTCTGCGCAATGTCAGGCACGGTCCCGTTCACTTCCACCCATTCAACCCGCAGACGGTCACGTTCAGCAGCTAGGAAGTCCCGTTCCCGATTCAGGGAACGAAGTTCCGCAGCAAGCGTTTCCACCCGGCACATTGCATTTTGTTTTTCACGGGTAGCGTCATCAACACGGCGGTTGTGCTCTTCCAGCCATCCCGCATTACCGGACGCCTCCAGCACGCGGCGCTTATTGGGGATCATCTCCAAATACTGCTGTACTTTTTCAAGTTCCTGCTGGTTGTGCCGCTGTACAGCGTCCGCCGTCGTGTGCTCGATCTCGTACTGCAGTTTGGCGATTTCAACATTGAGCTTGCTGCGCTCGTTTTTGACGGCCCCGGCGTCGGATACGGGGTGCAGCTGCTTTCGGTTTTCGTCGATGCGCGCGGGTAATGCCGACAGGGAATCCTTATACCGCTTACGGCGTTCTGTGCAGATCCGGGAAAATTCATCCACTGAATGCGTCCCCAGCATGCTTTCCAAATCGGAAAGCTCTGGATTGGCAGTAAATACGTCCGCCGGCTGCAGGCTGCCGAACTGCTCCAGCAGAAGGCGCCGCCGCTCTTTATAGTCCTTTGTCTGCTCCGAGAACCAGACTGCATTGAGCAGCAGCGGAAGCAACTTTTCCGGGAACACACCAAAAATGGCGGAGCTATATTCCCCTGCACTCACGGGAACTTCGTCGATGAAATAGCGCGTTTCGTCGCCGTTATATTCCGTCTCGGCGCTTCCGCGACGTTTCGTCCAGCGTTCGCATATGGAACGCTGCAGAACGAGCGTGTGCCCGTCCGGCATTGAGAGAGTAGCTGTCACCGTAGGACTGCAGCCGGACAAGCGGTTCCCGTCTGTTCCCAGCGGAAACACATTGTAATTTTCACGGCCCTGTGCGTCCTTACCGGTCAAGAGCCAGAGAAAAGCAGCCATCAACGTGCTTTTTCCCGTCCCATTGCCCCCCTGTACTGTGGCGCTGCGCCCGTCGGGAGTAAGTACAAAATTCTTTATGCCGCGAAAATTTTCGACGTACAGCTTCAGCAGTTTCACAACTTTCAACATCATTCACCCCTTTTCAACCAAGCGTCATTTGCGTGACCGCTTGAGGACGTGGCTGAGGAACCTTATCCGGCGGCAGCGGACCGTCGGTGATGTGCTTCAGCAGCGGGCGGATTTTCGGAGCAATCGTGTGTTCCTGCACGTCCACCGCCACGACTTTTGCCAAAGTACCGCCCAGGCGTGTGTCTGCATAGACGATATCGCCCACAGCAAGCCTTTTGTCCGCAATATACGTATATTCACGACCGCTGTATATGCCGGGCTGGTTTCGGTCAGCGAGCTGCACAGCGACATAATTTGTTTTGATAATAGTGCTCATTCTTGTTCCTCCTCGTCATCATCCCATTCGCAATCCACGATGCGGTTTGCAGCTTCAAGAAGCGGCGCCGCGGCACTTGAAAAATCTTCATCGGAAAGTTCTTTCGCAACTGCCCAAAACGAGGCCCGAATGCCGTTCAGTACCTGCGCAGCGTTTACTGCAAATTCCGCTGCCACCATATATGTGGCGCTCTCTGCACTGTCAATGATTTTCCGTGCGTCGTCCAGATCTTCCTGCATGCCACGCACTTGCGCTTGCAGCATAGACGTCATTTCCCGGGCTTTTTCACCGGCTCGACGTTCCACTTCGGCGGGGTCTGGCTCCTGGACCGCTACCTCCACAGGACGGGCCTCCAATTCCTTGATGCGCTCCTTGGCATCGAACAGCTCGCTTATCACCGGCCTTGTTTCCAGTGCATCCGCTTTTTCCTGCGCATGCTTTGCCTGTGCCCGGGCTGTGGCAGCTTCGTCGCGCAGCGCATCATTGGCGTAGCGCAGGCGTTCCGCTTCCGCGGTGGCCTTCTCCCGCGCCTCGCGTTCGGCTTTCAGCCGGGCCTCCAGTTCCCTGTACTGCTTGTGTGTGGTGATATCGCCGCCTTTGAGCGCTTCAACGGCCTCTGGCTCTGCGGATGGACGGGCGGCGGCGTAGAGCAGCGAAGGGCTGGCCTGCTTCAAAATTTTCTGCTCGTTTGGAGTACTGCTTTCAAGAAGATTGCTGACCTGCAGTAGCCGGTAGGCGGCATCCTTTCCAATCCCTACGCTGGCACACCATGCACGGAAAGTATTTTCAGAATACTGATTACCGCGCTTGTCGCAATTTGCGACAAGCTCATCATGAGCCATGCCCACCGCGTCGGCCACCTTGATGACGTATTCCTTTCGGGCGCTGCGTATGATATTTTCTGCGCTGTGCAGCGTGGCCACCGTCTGTGCGTCCAGTCCGGAGTAGTCAAAGGGCGTGGCCTCCGGCTCCGCTTCCAAAGAGGCAGGCCCAGCAGCGGACAGGCTTTGTGTCGCACTGCCAGCATCCGCAGGGCAGCCGGGGGCCGGCAAGGTGTTTGCATCCGTCGGGGTGGTCGATGTTTCCGCTGGCTCCGGCGCAGCACTCCCGGCCGTGGTCGCAGCAGCATCCCCATTCGGGACAGATTGATTTTTGCATTTTCCCACTTCCTTCTCCAGTCTTTCGTCCGGACACGTCTCTTCTGCCGGCGCCGGACACTCTTCGTATGGTGCAAAGCACCCGAAGCCTCCGTCCGTCTTATCACATCCAGCCTGCGGACATGAGCTTTCAATACAATCCGGGCAGCGACAAGTGTCACAAGGTGAATACTCTTCTCCCTCATCTACAACCTCCGGAGGTTCGCTGCTCGCCGGACCGGACACCAGCTCCCAGCCGTCGCGTTTCGCACGGGCCTCCAAAACTTCCTCCAGGCTTTCGCGATAGATGTTTCCGATATTCCAATTCGCACACCATTTCCAGGTGGCGCTGTTCGCCGGGTCACGGTACTGCATCACATATGAGCCGTGTTCCAGTTGCGGGCTTACCCGGTACAGCCAGCCCGTGGCTGGGTCTCTGTATATCAGCATAGCGTTTGTCTCCTTATCCATCTCGGCAGCGTCTTTGTGTGCCGCTGCCTTTCCCTGCTCAATATCGCGCAGGATTTTTTGCTTTTCGGCATCAGCGTCCATGTCTTTTCGGTGAAAGGTTTCATCGAAAAATTCAGCCCATAGGGCACGCTTCGCAGCAATTCCCTTTTTGTTTTGCGAGCAGGCAAGCGTATACCGATACCGTCCTTCGTCTACATATTCCGCCGGCCGGATGCGGTCCCGGGAGAAGCCGCCGGAAAGCTCGCCATTGGGATAATGCTCTTTTACCCAATCGCTCACACGCTCCAGAAAATCAAAATCCAGGCTTATGATTCGGATGGTCGTTTTATCGTCAAGATGGCCGTGTAATTCTGTACGGTATTCCAAAGTTGGCGACATGCGGCATTCATACCCTTTTACGTCCATAACCATTGCATGCCGTGTATGGTCCCATTCGGTCGCCCCCCAGGGCATCAGATACGGGCAGCCCTCGCAGCCCTCCGTCTCCCAGTTCCCTGTGTTGTCGGCATTTGTGCTTTTATTTACCGCCCGGCCGCACTTGCAGAGGTATCGGTTCAAAACCAGTCACCCCCGGGCAGGACGATGGACTTCTTCACGGCCTTTAAATCGTCCTCATACACTGCTGCAAGTTCATGGCCGCAGCGCCTGCAGAACACGACCGGCCCGCGCAGGAGCATGTCCGTTTCCGGGATCATGCACGATATCGGCATGTCTTCGGGCGATATCTCGCCGCTGGTGATGGCGAAAATTCCGCTGGATCCGATTCGGTTTTCGCAGATATCGCCGCCGCAAAAGTGCTGCACTGCTTCGGTGGTGTCCAAGAGCGCCGGGATATCGTTAAATTTCGGGGCCTCGCCCGGGCGTAATGTAATAACTCTCATTGATGTATACCTCCTTGATGTGTTACAATGGAGGCGGTCTTGGTGGGAACTTTGACCGCTTGGCGCTTGTCCGTGTTCGCAGCACGGGCGGGCGCCTCTTTTTTTGTCTGTTTGCTGCAACTCCATGCTGCCATACCGAGCAGTGCCGCGATGGTGAACAATCCTGTCCATGGGGCCGTCTGTCCGCTCACAATACCGTCCAAAACGGCAATGGAAAGAATCGCCGCGGCTACGGTAACAACTTTATACTGCATGCGTGTCACCCCCCTGTTCCTTTTCCCGTTCCGCTGCCTCTCTGTCCATCCGTGCCAAGCACATTTCCAGCAGAATCTCATAGGCTGGATGTCCGGCGGGGATTACATACCCCTCGATGCTATCCAGCACAGTTCCGTCCATAAGGCGGTGAACTACCACCGGATGGTCATAGTCAACGGTGCTTTTTACTCTTTTTGCCATGATGCTTGCTCCTTTCAAAAAGCTTATATTTTCCGCCGCCTCCGGGCGGCTTTTTCATTGCCGTGCGGTGATATCTTCTACCAGCGCATCCACGTGCGCCTGCGCGTCCCGAGCGTACTTGCGGCAGGCATCCCGGGCGGCGCGGCAATTATCATAATGCTTACGCGCCGAATCGTACCGCTGACAGGCTGCGGAGGTCATTTCCTCCCACTCAGCCGTCATCCTGCGCCAGTCTGCCAGCATCTGCTGTGCAGCGCTTAGACGGTCAAGCTGTTTCTGCAATACGCCGTAGGTTCCCGTTCTGCGAATCGTGGGCAATACATCGTGTGTCACCCACCGTTTGAATGCTTTGGCCTCCGGCTTGTCCGACCGCAGGATGACCGCGTACAGGCCCGGCTCGTTGATGATGGTGGTGATACGAGCTTGGGTTACCCCGTTCGAGCTGGTATAAGTCAGACTTACATCAGCTTTTTCGTCGTCTTCTAGACGACTCGCTACCATGGCGGGGTTGCTCATACCGAGCACCCGGCATACATCCCGCAGCACCCACCACAGGCCGTCCTCACGCTGGATTGTGCGGAGCTGCTCGCCGCCGTAGATAAAAATTTGTAGATCGTTCATTTGAACTCCTTTCCAGTGCCCTTTGTCTGTGTTAGTATGTTGAGTAAGAAAGGGGGTGAAATTTATGGGGCAGATAGGCGAATTTGCCAATTATGGGGAACGAATATTCTCTTGTCCGCATTGTGGCATAACAGACTGTGGTGCCGAAGAAGTATACTGCCACAACTGCGGGAAACTGCTTCACAACGTTTGTATAAATGATGAATGTGAGGCAGCAGGCCTGATCATTGACACGGACATGAAATATTGTCCACTGTGCGGAGGGTGCACCTCGTTTATGAATCATGGCTATTTCGACTAACCAATTGTGCTGGTGCTGCGATTCTTTTCTGTCAGCCGCTCTTGTGTTTGGGGCACAGGAGCGGCATTTTTTTGCCTGCTTCAATGCACTGTCTGATATGTGTCAGATGTTTTGCGGCCTTTCTGGCGGCTTCGCTATAGGATAGCTGTCTCTCGATTGCCTCAGTATGCTCATTGAGGACTTCATTCCCTTGAAAGTTTGGGGCATTTATGAACTGAAGCACGATACATCTTCCAGCACCATCGACGTACAGGTCTAAGGTCGCAATCTTTTCTAGTCGCACATTTTCTCCTTTCTGTCCGTTTTATCGGACTTGTTCTGTAGTATCCTGAGAATAAGGAACAATCCTCCGGCTGTCCTCAAACCGTCGCAGATCGTCCTCGCTGATGCGGTACTCTTTACCGAGCTTGAGAGCCCCCAGCTTGCGCTTACGTATCCAGTCCCAAACAGTTATCTTTTCAACGCCATAGCGCTGCGCTACCTCAGCACAGGTATACAGGTCTGCCATGATATCCCCCCTCTCTTTGTTTGGTTTGATAGTTGTGTTTACTTCGGTTTTGTGATAAACTAAGAATACAAAGAACGAAGATTACTTAGTCAATCACAGAGAAAACAATCATGTTAGGGCGTTTTCTGTTGTGTTTTGCTCGGTATGCACTAAGTATATCGTAGTTTACTTAGTTTTTCAAGCGGTAAATATAAGTTTTCTTATATTTGTACGCTTGTACAAAAAAGTGGGTGCAGTATGGACACAATTGACAGAATATTAGAATTATTAGAAAAAAAAGGCGTATCAGGCGCGGAAATGAGCCGAGCCTGTGGTTTTTCCAATGCAGTTTTTTCTCAGTGGAAAAACCGAAAACAAAATCCATCAGCTACCAAAATCGCCAAGATGGCCGAATACTTCGGCGTATCTGTGGACTATCTGCTGGGCAACGAAGAAAAGCCCGCCGCCCCAAAGGACGACGAGCCAGAGGTAAAAGAGACCTTGACAGATATGGCAAAGCGTGCCGCAGAAGGCGCGTTGTTAATGTATGACGGGGAACCGCTCGACGCCGAAACGCAGCGCGCGTTCGAGGCGTCATTGCGTGTCGTAATAGCCACTCTTGAGGGACGACGCGGAAAGTAAGGTGATATTTGTGGATATCAAGGAATTTGCGCAGAAGACCATCCAGCGGTTCGGGACGCGCGACCCTTTTGACATCTGCAATCAGCTCGGTATTGTAATACTATACCTTCCGTTGGGGCGTATGCGCGGCTATTGTTACAGCAATGAACATGGCAAAGCCGTCGTGCTGCATGACAGCCTTGCCGAATACGAAGCCCGCGTGGTGTGCGCGCACGAGCTGGGGCATGTGCTGCTGCATCCGAACCTCAATCGCATTTATCTGGACACCAGCACCTTTGTATGCGAGCGGAAACTGGAAAATGAAGTGAACGCTTTTGCGGTCTGCCTGCTCTACCCCGATGACGGAGAACTGCTTGAGAACTGCAGCACGATATCAGAGCTATCTATATACATGGGCGTGCGCCTGGAACTTGCACAGCTTCGTTCGATGTATATTGGCGTGTAAAAAAGAAAATGCATTTGAATGAGTGCGCTGGCGATAAAAGGAACGGCGCATGGCCGGAGCGAGAAATATAAAACTGTGTTAATTACGCCATAAAGGCGTGAAAATAAGGAGGAGCTATCATGGCAACCGAATTAGACAAATTTATCATTTGGACTTTTGCAGCAGAGTGTCCCGTTCCGCAAGACGTTAATGACATGCTCATACCCGGTGAACAAACCATTTGTGCGTACAAAACCATTCGGGATGCAGCAATTTTCACTAACAAGCGCAT